TCGTATCCATTGCCAGATCCTAGGATACCAAAGTTATCTGTGAACTGTGAGACACCACCTTTGTAGCCCTCGTTGTGGAGCTCGGTCAGCTGGTTTAACTGTAAAAGTAAATTAAGGGTCTCTTGACCCTCAGCTGTGTCCCCAGTGAGACGTACTAAGGCATCTATCTCTTGTTGGCCTACGGTAGACTTAGTCTTGTTGCGGCCCTCACGATATGCTGCAGCTGTTAAAATCTTATCACGAACACCCTCAAAGGTGTCTGTGTCATTCGGTTTAACTCTACCTTTGAGGTCACTAAAGCGCTGCTTAAGCTCTTCAGACAGCTGGATGTGTGCCTTGTCTACAGCCTCTCTAGAGCCCTTAGTTGAGCTTGGGTCTACATCACGTAGGTTCAGACTGTTGGCGTCTGTAATGGTCCTCAGACGTCTGGCGAAGTCACCAGCTGCTTGGGCAGACGTTGGGTCCATATCCTCTGGGCGAGAAAAGACTAAGTCCTTGGCTCCTGAGTATATAGATGCAGGGGCTGTTACCACGCCAGCACTGCCAGCACCAATGATACCTTCACCTACCGCCTGTTTAGGGTTAATTTCTAAGCCCTTGTCTGTGACTGCAGTTTCACCAGCTTGTTGTATTGCAGACTGTACGGCCTCAGTACCGCCCTCAACCACCATACGTTTGACAAGGCCAGACATACCTGGGGCGATTGCGTTTAGAGCACCTGATGCAGCGGAAGAGCTAGCAGCACCAATCCAGTCTTCTGCTATCGGGGTCTCTCTTCCGTTGTTTTTAGCTCTTTCTAAGGCGATAGGCCCTAAAAGTTGCAAAGCCTCAAACATAGCTGGACCAGCAAAGGCACCAGCCACAGCACCGCCTGCAGTGCCAGCACCAGGTATTACTGACCCAGCGACTGCTCCTATGCCAGCACCGCCCGCTCTCGTTGCTAAAGATCCCGCAAACTGCCCAGCCTGTTCTACGGCTGCTCTAGGTAAGTAACCAAAGTTAAAACCACTGCCACCTTCGTTAATGAACTGGGAAGATGCATTTTGGTAGTTCTCTGGGGCATCTGTAAGATTACTTAAAAAGTTACCTACTTTATTGTAACCCAGCGCATTTGCTGTGGTTGCTATGTTCTCTAGTGGGGCGTCAATACCTTGTTTAAATGCGCTAGAGAAAGAGGTATCTTGTGGTGCTGCAGCTTGCTGAAATTGCGTCTTATTAGCTAGTCTACGCTGAAGTGCCTCAGCTATCTGGGCACGGCTCATCGTGTCAGGAAAGTTAAAGACCTGACCATCTGGGGTTTGTATCTGTGGCATGGTTACCCCTCGTCACTGAACTTGCCAGTGGCAGGGTCAAAGGTGGGTATCTCGTTTTTATTTGAAGACCCCACAGTCGTGCCGTTGGCAAGGTTAGTATTCATGACAAGCAGGGCATTTCTGTAGTCTGTAACCCACTTACGCCAAATGTCTTCGCTTGCAGTCCAGGCTGGTTGGTCAGACATAAAGATATCCATCTCTTTCTCAGAGATTGCACCTTTGGTTTGGGCAATGTTTGCTAAGACTCTGTCTACTTTCATAGAGTTGATCTTAAGTCGGATGTTTTCACGCTCGTTGCCTGTCAAACGATCCCAAGTCTGGTTGAACCAATAGCCCCACCCAGTGACACCATCAAAATCATCAAACCCTTGAAGTACGGCATCAGCATTCTGCAGTGAAAGCCTTGCCTTAGCTGATGCCTCTGGATCACCCTTGTCTGCCTTAGCTGCAGCTGCCTGAGCTCTAGCTTGGCGATCAGCAATGGCCTGCCTACGTGCTTCTTCGATCTGAAAAGCTTCCATCTCACGGGCACGGTTGTAGTCTTGGATCTGACCATAGGTATCAGTCATTGCACCTAGGCCAGCCAAGGCACCCTGGGAGCTAGCTGCCATCGTGGCACCACCCATACGCGCCATAGCCTCATGCATACCAATCTTCTGGTTTGGCATACGGCTAGAACCACGGGCGTTACCTGTTGCACCCTGAGAAGGTACAGACAGTGCTGGTGCCTGGGGCTGTGGTTGCGCTGGGTTACTTAAGGCAGGCCCTTGTGAGGGCATGGGGAGGCCCGCATGCGGGTTAGGCCCTTGTGGGGTCATGGGTGGCGGGGGTGCAGCACTCTGTGGTTCTAATACTGGCGGTAATGCAGATGCCTCAACGGGAAACATACCAGACGAATCCATGCCTTGGCCTAGGGGTTGCATGGGGTTGGTTTCACTTGGGAAACTTAAGACTGGGGATGCGCCAGGTTGGAAAGCGCTGGGATTAGTGATGTTGTATTCTTGTCCTATTGGGACGGTTACTGCATAGTCATCCAGTACACCTGGATTTGTGTAATATGGGTTAGACTGATTAACCATCATGACTAAAACCCTCCCCTTGGGGCTATAGGTGGAGCTCCACCACCGTAGCTGCCATAGCCGCCAAAGTTAGTTGGCAGCATGTTCATAATCTGGGGTCCATACTCTTGACCAAACCCAAAGCCAGCCTGCATTCCACCTAGTGTACTAGTCATGGGGCTAGCCATGTTGGCTTGGGCTACGTTGTTTGTCTGTGGGGCGCTACCTAACATGCCGGTTTTGTAATCCTTGTACATGTTGTAGCCAAAGTCTCGGTTACCCTCAAAGCGGTTGCGTGCATCATTCAGTTGATTCTGTCCGAAAGTCTGGCCTGCAGTGCCTGCAGTCATGCCCATGTTGTAACTAGTACCAAGGTTGTTCACCCCGGTGTTGTAAGCATTAGACAAGGCGTTGTTGAAGCCGCCAGCTGTGTTTAGGGCGTTGTTCATAGAACCTATGTTGCCCGTAGCACCAGTTGCAGCATTCATGGAGTTATTGAAGGCACCACCAGCGTTACCAAGCATGTTACCTGAGGATGTCAGGGAGTTGATGTCGTTGGAAACCATGTTGGCTGCGTTGCCAAACTGATTGCCAGCATTAGACATCATGTTGCCAGCTGTGTTCATACTGTTGATGGCATTGTTGTATTGGTTACCCACGTTGCCCATCATGTTGCCAGCTGTGTTCAGTGTGTTAACTGAGTTGCCATACTGGTTAGCAGCGTTGCCAAGCATACCGCCTGCAGACGTCACTGAGTTGGCTGCGTTACTTAGTTGGCTACCCGTGTTACCAATAGACGAACCAGCGTTGTTCAAGGCTCCAGACTGGTCAGCAAACTGTTGTGCTTGTTGGGCCAGGGAGCGATCCATAAGCCTGTCTGTGATCTGTGCGCCAACGTCAGCGCGTCTGTCATCATAAGAGCGCTGGGCGATAGCATCGGCCATGCCTGCGCGGCTGGAGTTAACATTACCAGACCCGGATGCAGATGTGTTGATACCTGGGAGCGTTTGCTCCTGCAGCTGTCTGGTGCTGTCACGCATAGCAGCGTCTATGAGAGAGCCTGAGTTGGCCGTGGCGTAGTCCATAGCATTGCCTAGGCGGTCAGTGTTAGCTGCCTGGTCTGCCATGCCTGTGAAGCGATCTGTGAGGCCCTGTTGCTGTCCTGAGAGGCCACCAAACTGGTCTTGGTAGCCACGTAGGTCGTTGGTCATACCTTTGAAGTCACCAGCTAGGTTGTCGTACTGGTTCTGGTAACCTTTGACGTCATTGGTTAACCCACGCATGTCTGAGGCTAAACCATCGAAGTTGCCTTGGTAGCCTTGGACTGTGTCGGACAGCTGGTTAAACCCTGCCCCTAGCTGATCGAATTGGTTTCTGTAGTTACCGTATTGGGCACCAGCGTCAGCTATGTTGCCAGCGAGGCCAGTGTAGGCATTAGCTAAGTTGCGTTGGTCCTGGATGTTCTGATCGAAGGTGCCTTGGTAGTTACCGATGTTACTAGCGTTACCCAAGGCTGCATTGTACAGCGAGTTGGCATTGTTTCCAAAGCCAGCCCCAGCATTCATCATGCCCATACCTGAGTTGTAGATGGCATTGGATGCATTAGACGCATTGCCTATGGCACCCAGCTGTGTGGCGTTAGGTCCAGCGTAGGTGGGACCTTGGTAGTAACCAGTGTTTAAGGCATCATTGAAGGCACCTTCGCCACCTGAGAGGGCGCTGTCCACGTAGGGTTTGTACTGGTTGAAAGAAGCCATGTTGGCTGCATTCATTGCGTCCACATTCTTGCGGTCTTCTTTAGCTGCCTTGTTGCCCATGATGCCGCCTATGACGGATGGTGCAACGGCACTAATGATTTGGCCCCACATGCTGGATACTCCTTTAGCCTTTGTTGGCTTTTATTCTTATTGGTCTTTGGATGGCTTAGACTTGGACCCAGGCTGTCCCGTTGTAGACAACCAGCCCCTGGTAGCCATTTGAGAGGGGGTCCCAAGGTGTCACGGCGTAGCGCACCATCCCCTTGCGCGGGTTACTAGGTGCATTCTCAGATACCTGAGGTGATGCATCAGCTATTGACCTAATAGACGTCTCTAGCTCCCTGAGTTCTTCTTGGATGAAGTTCTTGAAGGATGTTTCTAGGGCCGGGGTGGGTCTCCTAGTGTATATCCTGGTGAGGATGTTTACCTTGTCAGACAAAGTCATAGCTAGCGTCTCCCGGTGGGCACGATGTCTACGTCCATACCAGACAGGGTGAAGTCTTTAGTCTCACTGGTTTCCATCTTGTAGCTTAGGTATCGACCAGCCATCCTGGTATCCACCTTGTACTGGGTAGAGCTATCGAAGGTGACTGCAGTCTCATAAGATGGGGCGGCTGGGGGTAAGTCAGCTGCACCAAAGGTAAAGTCAAAGAACTTGTCAGTGGATGGCGTAGAGATCTGAGGGTAAATACTTTTAATGACCTTGTAGCTACTCAAGGGCAGCTGCGCTTCCTGGTCTAAGTCAATACCTGTGCGCTCTAGGTACACTGACTGACTGACCTCGGTGGTCTCAGGTAAGTTAAGGTTGCCTGAGTTAACTAAGTCTAAACCTAGTAGCCGGGGTCTGGTGATTGGGTTAGGGGTTGTTGGTTGGAACAGCCTAAACTCAATGATGTCATTATCACTAGCAGTAAAGGTTCCTGCAGATGAACTTAAGGTTACATCAAAGATAGTTTTATCACTGAAATATGTATTGGTTAAAGTAACATTAAAGATACCATAGTTTGATGCATCAATGTAGATTGCTACTTGTTGAGCCGTTGTAACTGCCCTGATTTCAGTATCATGATCTACACTATTGTTATCGACATGATTTACATTGATTTGATCAATATTACTCCAAGCATCACCCGTATCAATTCTGTTATACCATAGGCCTGGTTCTCTAGGGTATATAGAACCACTAACAGCAAGGTTTGCATTATCAGGGCTTTCAGAAGGTAAAATATAGCTACCTGTTTTGGTTGGGTTATCAATACTTAAAGGACCGGGGTGTTTCTGAGAGACAAACACTGGATAGCTGGTAAACTTAGATTCTTGGCTGTGGAATGTACCACCAGTGGTGCTGTAGTTGGCTGATGCTGATGCGTAGGTTTCTTCAGAATCAAGGTTAGCTAAGGTCCCTGCAGTTACGTTAGGGAGATCCACGAAGGACCATGTGTCTGACCTGTAGTTATAGACAGCTGCTCTATTACAGCCACTGGCATCACCATAGACAGACAGGTCATCACCTGAGTGGTAACAAAAGTAGATCTCTTCTAAGGATGACACATGAAGAACAAAGCACTTGTCAGACAAAGACATGTCGAGGCCATCAAAGATATAGTCTCGGACCCGGTTGTCACAGATGGATTGCCTGGTGATACCATCGTTTACATAGATGTCATCCCGGTCAAAGACGTAGTGTTTACCTTCGACCTCTAGGATGCAGTTCTGGTTAATGACACCAGCATCATCAAAGACTTTACGGAAGTTAAATATGAAGGTGCCACCTACGAACTCCATAAGCCACACTTGGTCACTTGAGTAGATCAGGAAGTTGGAACCTAGGGTGGCCCCGTCTACGATGGGAGTCCTTAGCTGCACCAGATCATTGAAGCCTGCAGACTTGGTGGTGTCTGTGGCATCCCAGGATCCAGGTACATTGTTGGCTAAGGTAATATCTGAGAAGCGTATGCGGTTAGGGTAGCTGGTGCTTCCCTCGGTTAGGTTCAAAGCTAACATGAAGTCACCAAAGGACCTCAGAGACTTAGTGCGCCATGTGCTATCCCAGTTGGCTAGGTCACTAAAGTTACTAGCGGCGGGGGTTCTAGCTATTGGTATCCTAGAGGGCCTGTTGAGGTACTCTACTGATGCTAGGGTGGTGCCTGTGACTGGGGCTGTAGAGGATGACTGGGAGTCACTGTGGACAGTCGTGAGGGCACCATTGGCAAACTCAAAGACATCAAAGTCCTCGTTAACTATAAGCACTGTGTCGAAGGAGCCTGGGTTGGTTAAGCCATAGACAAAGACTGGGACCTCAGTGGCACTGGTGGACCACTCGTAGGCGGTCCTAAAGATAGGTGCCCTCTCCACGTTGCCCTCAGTAAACCTCACGTTCTTGGCTTTGGTGAAGGCGGCGTAGGGTAAGTTGAAGGGGTCAACATCGGTGATTACGCCTGCAGCACCTAGGTTTCTTATGGGTAGCAGGGGCATCTATGTGTATCCTATGTCTTCATGATGTAGGCTAGTGCATAGTAAGGGGGCTTGTTCTCATGAGCCTGACCACCACCTGTGTTACCTATGGAAGTAGATGTAGACACAGTGATACCTGTGGTGGCACTGTCTGTGGTCAGCGTAGTGTTCTCTGAGTCCCTAGAGGAGACACCAGACCCTGAGGCTCCAGTCTGTCCTTTGTAGGTGTGGGTGTGACCTGGGTCAGTTACCGTGGATACTGAGGTAGCACCGTGGTTGTGAGCAGGCATCTCATCTGAGGTTAGGGTAACAGTAGATGCACCGCCTGTGGCTCCTGTGGCATAGGTAGACCCAGATCCTACGACAAACCTGTCACGTAGGTCGGGGGTTCCATTAGCGCCATTACAGATGACCCATCCAGTGGGGATAGCACTGTTGGCACCAGACCACATAACGATAACACCAGTGGGTACACTGGAGATACTATTGATCTGGGTCTGGATAGAACTGGTAACACCGTCTAGGTAGCCTAGCTCGGTGCTGGTGACTGCACTTACTGCTACCTTGCCACTGGAGTTACTTATGATGGCACGGTTGGCTGTCAGGTCGCTAGAGGTAACAGTGCTGGCCGCACCATTCACAGTGTCCTGCTTGTTGTCTAGCTGGGTCTGGATAGAAC